GACTAGTCGACCTCGATCCTTCATGTACCTATGAGTTTCCAGACACTCTTGGCATTCCCCCTACCTATTACCCTCCTCCGGTAAAACCTTTTCCTGCCTGTGAAAAATTTGGAGCTACTGCAGATGTCCAATTTCTACATCTCGCGGCTAAAAATAGCTTTTTAGTTATTGAAGCAAGCGGTCCAGTAAAACCAGAGGAATCGGGAGATGAGGCACTCATCGACAATGCTCCAAATGATTGTAGTCTTAGAGTAACTGGTAAATTTGATATTGAGGCCTGCGACAAAGTCACCACCTCCACTGCTGTTAATTTTGGTGAAAGCCTCTCAGGCTCTTTAAATCTAGTTAATGTTGAGGACTGTGGTGTAGCTTTGGTGGGGGATATTCAGTATAGTGGCTGTCCTTATTACAATGTTCAAAACAATGTCTCCTTTGCTCCAGTATTCTCAGGGTCTAGCTTGGGAGTTACCGCCAACAACGACAATCCGTGTTCGCTTACTATTGATGGTTTTTTTAATGCAGACGTATGCGAAGAGTTTGGCGCAACCAACACAGTCAATATTTCTGGATCTGTAGTAAAAAACCAAAAGTCTACATTAAATGTAAGAGATAAAAATCCTTGCGGATATGACTTCTCTTATTCTGCGGATATTGTTGCTTGTGATAAAGTTAACGTTGACGGTTCTGTAACCGTCAAAGGAGACGCCAAATATGTAAAAATAAACAAACCAATATCTTTAGTTAAAGGAAACGATGCACCGAATTGTAGTTTAGAGCTTGCTGGAGATATTGAAATTAATATCCCTAATCCAGGATGCAAACAGCTTCAATATACAGACACTAGCAGCATATACGGAAGAAGTGTGGTAGAGGTCACCCCCAAATATTACACCGTATTACCATCCAGTGACGAAAACCCTGTGTGCGGTGTCACCATTGGAGGAAAAACAGAAATACAAGCCTGTCCTACTTATCCAACTACATACTATTGGAGCTGGCGGCAAGTTAAAGAATTGGTTACATTAAGATTGCCTGTAGAGTTTTGGAAAGATCCTGTAGCTGTAGCGAAATATAATGATGCTGTAAGTAATGGAAATGTCTATGGACCTAACGGCGCTGTACCTGGATCAACTTTTGAAGAAAAAACAGCTTTAAATATTAATTTTGTAAATTCTTTTGGTCAGGTTGTAAGCCAGAAAACTGTAACAGGCTTAAAATATGCTGCACCTCCGGTGGTCAAACAAGTGAGCAAAAAAGAAGATTACAATTATCCGGCTTGCGGAAGTGTTGTACAGAACTCCTTCTATACTGATATTTGTCCTGAGGTTTATTTAGATTTTCCATATACATCTCAACAGATGAGCACGATCACCATCTACGGTCCTGATGGTAGTGTTGGGCGAGGAGGGTTCAAGATATCTGCGGCTGCCGAAAATGCCCCAGGCACACCTAAAGGTTGCGGAAAGTCTATATATTTGATGGCCACAAAGAACATAGACATCTTCATGGATTATGACGATAACAGTGACGGCGCTGGAGATGTTTATGGAGGTGACGCAACCGGAGGCGGGGCCAGTCAATCAGGTGAAGAAGGTGGAGGTGTGGGTGGTGGTGGAGCATCCACAAGCGGATCATCTAAATCAAAGGGATTGAAAGGAGGTCCGTGTAATTTTGGATGTTATGACGAAGGGGCAAGTGGAGCAAGCGGGGGCGGCGGACTGGTATGGGACGCAAAAACAAAAAAATGGGTGCCTTATGTTCCAGGACCATCAGGTGCATCAGGTGCAACAGCACCTCTAATTAGACCCTACAGAAAAAAGAATCTTGCGGTTGAATTGCGCGATATTTTTGTAAATAACATATATCCCGCACAAGCTCCCTGTTGCTATGAAAACGGTATGATGATAGACCTGTGCAAAAGCTCTATCACGGGACTTAAAAAACTACAGATAGCCAGACAAGATGGAAAGCTGTGGGACATGCCGGCTGTTCCCGGGGGAGCAGACCCTAAGTGGACACCCATTATGATGTGTGACGGTGCAGGTAAGAAAAGAATTATGTATGTACTTTCTTTTCCGGAACCTAGCAAAGAAAATTGGTATGAGGGTGCATCGGGAGCAAACGCTACTTTTATGGTAAAAGAAGGAGAGCGTGGATATTTTGATCAAACTACTAAGAAGTTTATACCGTACGGCGGCGAAGGCGCAACCAGCTTCACCGGAGCCGCCGCCACCTCAGGACCGTCAGGCTCCACAGGTCCCTCAGGCTCATGGAGTAATCCTGGAGATAACTGGGACAATCCTTTTGCAGGTATAGCTTAAAATTATGGCAACCTTAGGAGCTTCGTTTAGTGGTATAGTGGATTATACAATTGACGGACTTGGTCCATCAGGAACCACAGGCGCGAGTGGAGCCACTGCCTTTTTTAAAGATCTCATGTACCTCGCTGACTGTAATGAATGTGAGAGTATTTATCATAAACCTCAATACGACAGTGATGGTAAGCGTATCGACGGAACAGAACCTGCAGGTGCGACAGGCTGGTACTTCGGTGCTTCTGGTGCGTCTTATACCGGCACAGATTACACCGACCCAGATCCAAACGCACTTCCGCCAAGCGCTTGGGGACAAAGAGGGGCTAACGAGGATTTAATGGTTAAAAAGGCTAGTCTTTTAGCGCAGCCTCCAACATACATAGAAGGCAAATACGTCGACTGCATGCGTTGCGGTTGCCCATTGAACCATGTCGACAATAAAGATTGGTCTTGTGAATTAGCAGTTGAGGTATCTTATCCAGAAAACTCTCGATTTGAACCAATTACAATGTATATTGTACAAAATCGCTCAGAAGCTATTGAAGAGATGGTTCCTAATGTGGCGAAGCTTTTAAAGAAAATTAACCTTATAAAAGCATATGAGGATATTCTTTATTACGGTGAGATTGGATCTACAGGATCTGGCGCTACAGGAGCCTCAGGAGCTACAGGGTACTATATCATAGATGGTCAGACAGGCGCAGTAGTTGGCGCCATCGGTTCAAGTTCTTTTACTAGCGCTTACACAGAATTAGCGCATCCCACTAGAATACCTGTAACAGACCAGGAAAGAAGATGGTACGAGGAGGCAACAGATGACTTATATGATGAGTTAAGACAAATGGTGGGAGTTACAACCGGACAAGATGGTTTTGCAGATTACTCAAATATACAAAAATGCAACATTGAAGATGTAACAAAAAAAAGAGCAGTATTCGAAATTTCCGGTGACTGCTCTGGAGAAGATCCCGAGCCCGAGGATGCTACTGATTGTTACAATTCTTACTCGTGGTGGTATTGGCGCAACGACTTTACAAGTTTTTTTAGCAATCATGACTGTGATGAGTTCACAGACCACAAAGCCTGCTGCTGCTCAGATTGTAGCAAAACGTTTACCAGAGATGAAGGCATTGACATTACTGACAGCTGGTTTGAAACAGCTAAAATAAAAACAACAAAAAAAACTTTTAAAATAACGGCAGAAGACGTTTCATGTGAGCAGGGGAGCTGTCATGTTAATTATATTATAACCCCATCAGTAGAGGCAGCTACAAACTGGAAACTTTGCAGTTTTCCTGGCACTATTAGACTGATATCGCCAAAAGAAGCGGACGAAGCAAATTTGAGTGAAGCTGAAAAAGCGTATTTTACATACAATACAAGATTATTTATTGGAGGTTATGGTGGCAGTATCCTTCCAGTCAACTACCAAACAGCCAATTTGTGCCCAATTCATAAGTTCGACCTTGCGGAGCTTTGCGGAACTGAAGATAATCCAGATGTATATGGCGGCAATGGAGGATCTAATAGAACCAATTATCAATACGACTACACTCTAGATAACAACCAATACCCATAGTTTAAATAATATGACTCCTCAACAAGTAGCCAATTTTTTCCTACATATACCTAAAGAAATTATTGAAAACAAAAGAGCAAAAAGCCCTGATTTCATAGAAGCACTATTACTCGAAGGTGTATGGCTAGAAGAAGTTTTTATAGTACCTAAAAAGAAAATGGAGGTGTTGATGCATCGATACAGGCCTTCCGACAAGCCGAACAGCAATCAACAGACAATTACAGAGTCCCAGGCTGAACCAGCATTAGACAGCTCAATATTGCGACCAATTAAAAATTTTGCAGGATCGATGAAAAATTGGGTATCTAACGGCATGCCTTTGGCTAGTAAAGAAGTTTACGAAACTCGTAAAAGTATTTGCAATAGTTGCCCGTTCTGGGATAAAGACGGAAACATGGGTATGGGTAAATGCAAGCAATGTGGATGCACTGCAGCCAAGCTATCTTTAGCCACAGAAAAATGCCCTGTAGGTAAATGGGGTCCTGTAACAAAAGACTAGTGTTCAGGAATATCTATAACCGAAGAAAGAAACTCATGATGATCAATCCATACAGGCTTGCCAGTAGAATTATCAATTACCTGTCTGTAAAGTTTTCCATCAGTACCTTTTCTGGTATTATGAACGAAAAAATTTACTACCCCTATGGTCGTTGCCTCTACTGTTTGAATAGGGTCAAGTAAACCAAATTGAGATTCATTTACCTCTCTAGAAGATTCTGGAATAGCCTCAGTAGAACCGATACCTCCCTCACCCATTTTGGTAACTTTATGTGCAAGCATATACTGCTCCATCGGATTTACACCCTCAATATTTTGACTTAATGCGTTACCAACAAAAACAGATTTTATCTGAGGAGAAAAGAAGCCTGCATGCAACCATGACAGGTTTCTTTTTTGTCTTAGCTTAGACTTTGCCTTGAATTGAATCTTACCCGCATCATGCTCAATATGTTCTCTAATATGATCTTCAGGCCCCATAAACTTGGAAAAGATGACGTTATCACGATCATCAGGCTCAACCTTCCTACCAAACACATCCAGGAGCTTCTTGGTGGTATCTAGCATTATTTGAGGCGAAACATATGAAGATGAGCTTCCTAGAGTCCTTCCCATCACAGATGCGTCCAAACGCATGTTCCTAAAATATTCCTTAAGTTTAGTTATTTTTTCTTGTTTAGAACTAGGCATATTAGATATATTATTAGAAAGTTATTCAAAACACAACAACACAGATGACATTCGAATTTGATTATAATACAGACACAGACCAGATAACCATTGTATATGATGGCTCTTGTATGCTTAAAGTTGATTTCGATGGCGAGCGTCCAACGTTTCATAACTTTGATAGAGTAGATGACGAGGAAATGGAGCATCTGCTAAAAAATCTTTGCAGGGCTGCTTACGAAGTGCTAGCGTAAGCACTCATGAATAGTTCAGAAAAGCCCCGTCCAAATTGGGATGAGTACGGAATGCTGCTCGCTTATGCAGCAAGTCAAAGATCTCCAGACCCTTACATCAGCGTAGGAGCTGCAGCATTTAGAAAAGACAGAAGTACCATAGCCACAGGGTATAATGGCGCTCTGCCTGGAGTAGAGCTAGATTGGTCTGATAGAGATTCACGCAGACCTTTTGTCATACATGCAGAATTCAACTGCTTGAAATATGCTGAAAGAGGTAGCATTCACTATCTTTATGTGACAATGCTCCCGTGCAGCAAATGTCTAGACCTCATAGCTGAGCATGGTGTGAAAGAAGTAATCTACGACCAACTCTACCATAGAGATCATTCTTCATTGACTAGAGCCCTGGATATGGGAATAGTCATCAGGCAATTGTCGCTAAGTCAGCCCTATATGCTTGGACAGAGATAAGGCAAGATATAAATATATCGTATCGAAAACTAATTTTCTGTAGGCTAAACAGTTATTTTGGTACTATAAATGTTAGGTTAGGTAAACCTATATAAACAAATAAAAAACAATATGAGTAAAGAATTTCTATCAAAAATCGTTCACTATCGCACCTATGCAAAGTATCTTCCTGAAGAACAGAGAAGAGAAACCAAAGAGGAAACTATCAAGCGTAACCTAGATATGCATGTTAAGAAGTTTCCAAATCTTGAGAAAGAAATCTCAAAGGCATATGAACAGGTTTTTGCTGGCAGGGTAGTTCCTAGCATGAGGAGCTTTCAGTTTGCAGGTGAGGCTATTGAGCGTAGACACAACCGCATGTACAACTGCAGCTTCCTAAACATTACTTCTGTAAAAGACTTTGCTGATCTTTTTTACATGAGTATGAGCGGAGCGGGAGTAGGATTCAGCGTAAAGAAGCGTCATGTATCACAGCTAGCCCTTGTACCTGAAGGCTTTGTTGTGGCTCCATATATTATTGAAGATTCTGCAGAAGGCTGGTGTGATTCTTTGGTAGCGTTGTTTACCAATCCTGACCTTCAGTTTGACTATACTCAAATTCGCCCTATGGGTAGTCCGTTGAGCACAGGAGGAACATCTAGCGGGCCTAAGGCATTGATCAAGATGCATGCGAATGTAAGAGCAATTCTTAGGAAAGCTGAAGGACGCAAGCTTACTCCTTTTGAATGTCATAGAATCTGCTGTCTTGTAGCAGATTGCGTTGTTGTAGGTGGAGTACGCAGAGGTGCGTTGATTAGTCTTTTTGATGCAGATGAACAAGAGCTTGTTCACTGCAAAGCAGGCAACTGGTGGGAGAAATACCCAGAGCTAGCAAGAGCAAACAACAGTGCAGTCTTAAGAAAAGACGATCCTGAGTTTGCCAGCAAAGCCGCTTATATCATACAGGCATGCTTCGACGGAGGGCAAGCTGAGCCGGGGTTGTCGCTTACTGGTGACAGCGATGACCTCGGCTTTAACCCCTGCCATGAAATTGCATTGAAATCGCGAGGAGTATGTAACCTGACAGAAATCAACGCAGCCAAATGCTTTTCTAGAGAAGAGTGGCTTCAAGCGGTAGAAGCTGCTACAATCATAGGAACCCTACAAGCATCATACACAGACTTTAAATATGTTCACCCAGGATGGAAAGAAAATGCAGAGGACGAGTCACTTCTCGGTGTATCGATCACTGGTCAGGCTGAAAATCAGCAAATTCTCACTAATGAAAACCTGCAAGACGGAGCAAAGCTTTCTGTCGAAATTAATAGAGAGTGGGCAGGCAAGCTTGGCATCAAGCCAGCTAGGAGAATCACTACAACCAAACCTAGCGGTACAAGCAGCAGCTGGCTGGGAACCACAGCGGGCGTACATGCGGGACATGAGATCAGATATATTAGGCGAGTGCGCATGGATAAGTTCAGCGCTCTTGCTAAGGCCCTGGCCAAGCGATTTCCTGCCTTTGTTGTTGATGATCCTTTCAACAGCAACGACATGATCATGCAGGTACCTGTAAAACTCTATGACACCACACTACTCAGATCTCAAGAAACTGCCGTACAATGTCTTGAGCGTGTTAAAAAATTGTACGATAATTGGATTGTGCCTGGTCACGTCGAAGGTGTTAACACTCACAACATCAGCCTTACAATCAACTATCATGAACACGAAAAAGAGGCGATCAAGAAGTGGATGATCGAAAACAAGGACTCGTATTATGGGATTAGTCTTATTCCTTATGACGGTGGAGATTATAAGTACTTGCCTTATAGCCAGCCCCCGCATCCGGAAGTATTTGAAATCCTGGATAAAGCGTTTTCCCAAATAGTAGAAAACTTCAGTTTCGAAGACATCAAAGAAAGAAAAGACAATACTGATTTCAAAGGTGAAATCGCATGTGCTGGCGGAGCTTGTACTATCGACTAGTCTCTGACAGCTAAAAAAAAGCCTGGATTCCTTTTGGGGTCCAGGCTTTTTCTGTTTCAAAGGGTTAGCGAACTCTCTCCAACATGGCGAGCTGTTGTTGTAATTCCTCGTTAGTTGAACTGTGTCTTTGTTGTCCCCTGTTGTTCCAAATCCCGTTGTCATTAAAACCGATCAATCTCCATGGAGATTCGGTTATATTGACAACCCACTCCTCAGGCTCCTCTCTTGGAGGATTTGTGTTAGTGGGCAACACAAACGTTGGGCCATCGGCTACTTCGGATGTGGTCATTGTAGGTATCCTGTTTTGACGAATTTTTTCTTTTTGCTGTTCCAGCGACCAAAGGCCACCGATCCCATCTCCGGCGTTAACCTCACCAACGGTGAGATTTTGGGATAATAGTGATCATCCAGCATTACTGTTAACTGATCAAATTCCTCTACTTTTGAGATAACTTTTATATGCCTCTTAATATGCTCTAGCATATTAAGAAATTCATTAAAAGGCACCTCTTGATCTTGAGGTGACGATATAACATCTTCATAATATCCGCTGTCAAATACGTCTTGAAACGTCTTGTACTTTTTGCACATCACCATCGCTATTTTTTCTTTGGCTATTTCTTTGACTATTTTCATTTTTGTAGTTTAATAAAAAGGCTAATTAGCCTTCATAATATTATACCATAAAACCTCTTGATTATTCTGACTGCAGAAGATCATATATAGGAATGCGTATTGCTACAAAATCAGGAGACAAAGGAACAACTGGCACTTATCAAAAACAACCCTAACAAACATATGAGCAAAACAATTAAAACTACCAAAGCCCCGAAAGAGCAGATCAACGACGACATTGAACTTAAGATTGCAGGATTCAATATGACTATCGAAGAAATGAAGAAATGGCTGGAAGATATTCAGAAGTTTACATATGAAGATCATAAAGCTGCTGAAGCTAAAAATAAGCCATCTTGCGCTGCAGCGTTGTATGAGGATTGGGTAGCCAAGAGTGAAGAAGAAAACGTGGCTGCCTCTCAGAGAAATGTCACATTTGTTCCTGGAAAAAATACCGAAGATACCAAAGTATTTGTATCGACAAGTCTTGGTAAAATGGTAGAAATTAAGAATGTCGTGAGAGCCAAGCTTGACTATAACCCAGAGTTGGGCTTTCCTATTCTACAGCTGGAGATTATGAATCCAGATATCAAAGCAGTTGTTTAGTATTAGTTAGTCGTTGCGAACGAGACGGCTGGTCTGGAGAAATCCAGGCCAGCTTTCCTTTTTGTCTGATAGCTAAAAAAGAGCGACAGTAATAGGTACTGCCCGATGCGCTCTTTAACAGCAGACAGCTTACGCTGCCTGCTGCCTGAATGACAATGGCCACATTTCTGCGGCCATTGTCATCACCACTTCTCTTGGCCACCGATCCAGGGCCTTTCTGACCCTGGTTGCAGGTCTCTCGGGACCTCTGTTAAGGAAGCCCTTGATTGCATTCATTTGCCTGCATCTCTCGATGCAGGCAAATGTGGCTTTTTTGTTGATTTTAAGGCCGGCTTTCGCCAGCCTTTGTGCAACAATGTTAACTCTCTCTTCGGGAGAAAAGTGGCCACCGAAGGCCAACTGCGACTCTTCAGTCCCAGTGTCTAGGTTTAAAACTTCCCCCGCAGTGGAGAATTCTATTGCTACAGCATGACCGCTACAGGACGATATTGTTATTGAGGTCTTCGTCCTTCTGACCTCCGACCCATAACCGCACCTGTATGAGTAGCCGCCGTCTTTTGTGGGCCTAAGGGTGGAATAATCCCAGTCCCAATATATTGAGCTGGAGTTACTCACCATATCGGCCAACTGGCCGATTCCACCCCATCCAACAGCTTGCTTTAGTTGGATTATCAAGGCTTCGTCTTGTGATAGCGCTGCTTCTGCAATACTGTATTCTTCTTTTGTGAACATAACTTTAAAATACTCTATGCCTCCAGGTTAGGTTTACCATCGCATGGAGGCTGCGAAGGTAATTAGGATAAATGCCTTTCGGCAGATTACAGGTTAGATGTAGTAGGCGTATCGCCATACTACGAAATTTTCTTCAAAGTCTAACTTCAAAGTTTCCGGGTCTATGAAATGTGTGCAGGTATCTCTGATACCCTGCTCAAGCGATTCGGCTATTATCCGATGCGCTCTGTTTTCTTCCAAGAACAAGCTCCGGTCTTCATCTATGTATCTCCAACCGACGTCGTTTATATTCGCCATGTTTTTTTTGTTAAATGTTTTCCAGCAAACTTTGAATCAAAAGCTATAGAGCTCTGATTCAAATTACTATACCACAAGACTAGCCGGTTACACAGGGGGGGTATAATTAGTGTATACACTAAAAAATAATAGTATTATAATAGTAATATGCTATTCATTATACTTGTCGCTTTTAGTGCTTTGTTTGTGGCCGGGTGCGCGGCCTTCTTCAGCATCAAGGGGCTTATTGTTCTGTTCTCTGGAAGCAGCCTGGCAATCGGGATTATGGCCAGCAGCCTTGAGATAGGTAAGCTGGTCGCAGCCAGTTTCCTGCATACCTATTGGAGGCATATCAGCTTCCTGCTGAAGACATATCTTTGTGTTGCTGTACTCACTCTTATGGGAGTCACTAGCCTGGGTATCTTCGGCTTCCTCACAGGAGCCTATCAGGTGCATTCTGCTACTGTAGGTACTTTTGAAAATAAAATTGAAGCGTTAACCACAGAAAAGACAGCTATCGAAACAGGTGTAGCTGAACATAGCGAGCGAATCAAAAGTCTCACCACGCTGAGACAAGATCAGGAGCAGCGAGTCAAAGATGCTGGCAACTATAAAGCTCCTAGAGAGCAGGCATACAAGGCTATCGAAGAAGCCAATCTTGAGATCAAACAGAAAGAAGAATCTTTGACTAAAGACAGAGAAAGAATCATTGAAATTGAGAAGGATATATCTGAATTGAAGATAGGCATGAACACCACAACGGATGTAGGCTCGTTTAAGTTTATCGCAGCTGCCACAGGATCTACTGTAGATGAAGCAGTGAGATATTTCATATTTGCTCTAATCTTTGTGTTTGATCCTCTCGCAGTAACTCTTGTATTAGCTTGGAATAAGCTATTGGAAGCTAGAAGAGAGAAGAAAGAACAGGAAGAAGCTGCATACATTGCCAGCCTTAAACCCGTCGAATTCGAAGGGATTAACGCGCAGGACGAAAATGCCTCCAGCTTAAAAAAAAAGTAACTGACGATTCTGACATAGCTATTTCCGTAGAACTAGATCCTGCGGAAATAATAGAGCAGCGTATTATTCCTGACGCTGAACCAGAGCGCGTCCAATTGTATCAGGCAGATCCTGTGAGTGGTTCTCCTGTAAGCGATGTAAAAGAAGTTTCCGTGGATCTGGATAAGCCTATAGATGACGCTTCTCTAGAACATATCTTAACTCCAAAAGAGTTGAATAAGGTAAAAACAGAACGGAAAAAAAGAAGCAAGCTGAGCGGACCCAATAACTCTATAATGAACAGCTAGCTATCTGTTCCTCACATCTTCCAGCCCCAGCAGCTCATCTAGAACAGACTCCCATGCTAGCTGCTCTGTTTTAGCGCTAAGCTTATATTCTTTTAGCTTACCTTTAAGATAGTTGGCTTCACTCACGGTAGTAACCCTACTCATCAGCTGGTAGGCAAGATGGTCAATAGCATCAACATCACTGTCTGTTGCTTCCAGAGCATATTTGATTAGTTTGCCTCTAGCTTGTATAACCGTAGAATAATCTCCTGTGTATTCTTCTCCGGCTATATAACACAACTGCCTGTTGAGTTGCTCTCTACTCAGTGGCATCTTTTTAAAGTGCTTATAATTATGAGACATCAGAGTTTTTCTAATGTCTTCTATGCTCATATGATCCCAACCTGGAGTCCACTTATCTCTAGGTCTAGCAAGCACCCACTCTACAGCCATGTTATAGCCGTTATCGTTATATACGCAATACCAGTCTACCTCATGAGGTAAAGGTACAACACCCAATACATCCAAATATATTCTGCGTATAATATACGACTCATCTTCATGTTGTCCTGGGAATATATCACTCAGACAAATAAAAGCAAATATCGCAAGTATGCACAGATCTCTTCTCATCAGAAAAATACTCTAGCTAATATGATTAACCCTACAAGTGCACCTATAGCACTGGAGGCTATAATACCTAGACCCATTAAAATATATCCAAGTGTTTTCATACTAGTGCTGTGGATGTAATACGTTATGATTATCCTCGAAGGTTTGCACAATAAATTTACACAGCTCACTGCGCATGATGTCTTCATTAGTGAAAGCTAGACTATAAATACCCATCTTCTCTGCATGCTCTGTATTAAACATATGTAGACATTTATCAAAGCCTCCCTGCTTAGCTTTAGGCAGATCACTTTGAGCGCTATCAGCACAAAGAATCATTCTGGTAAACTTACCAATACGTGTAAGCAGAGTTTGAATCTCGTTGATAGTCATGTTCTGACACTCATCTATAATTACACACCTTGCTGTCCAGCTAGCTCCACGCACAAAGTTAATAGGCTGATAGATAAACCTTCCCTCACCCTTGAGACGCTTAACTTCACCAGCAGGCAGAAGCTCCTCAATCTTGTCTTCAAAAGGCCCCATATAGGGCTCATATTTTCCTGCAATATCTCCAGGAAGAAAACCTAGTTTAGAGTCTGCACTTTCCACAGCTGCCCTAACAAATACAAGATCGCTAACTTTCTTTTGATTAAGAAGTTCTAACCCTATACGTACAGCGCTAAGTGTTTTACTGCTACCCGCAGGGCCTGCTAGGAATATGATCCTGCAGTCTTTACTTCCTCCCAGTTCTATAAGCGCTTTCTGTTTCTCAGTCCAAGGCAGCTCCCTGACATGCAGATCAAAATCTATCTTTTCTCTCTGATATACTTTTGGGCTAGTATCTTTTCTTGGTTGATCCTTGGGTTTTTTTTTCGAGGCAACTTTAGATTTTTCCATATCCTAATTGTACTACAAACCCGCAAAGCCTGATAGCTAAAAAAAGGCTACCGGTTAGGGTAGCCTTTTATACCATTTCGGTGAAGTCACCGACATGGCCTACTCTGGAGGAGGCTGTACTTCTCCGTTGATTATATAGATGTCCATATAATCATTGTCGCCTCTCCATTTAATAGCCGGACCGCCTTCGTTGTGAAGTTCTCCGGCCTCGTTAAAATGCACTTCTAATGGGCGCTCCTGAATAAATACTACCTTATCGTAAGGTGCCCACCAGCCTACATTTTTTGCAGTCTCAAATAGCCCCTCAAACACCTCAAGCTCACCTACGCCAAAAACCTCTTTGACATAGTCGTATGTGCAAAGCCATGAGCTATCACTAAACCCATGCATCTGCTCATCTAGCGCCTTCTCAATGTCCTTTAACTTGAACACTGTATCTGGAGGAATATCTAATTCTTTAACATTCTCTATATCCACATCTTCGCCAAGGTTCTTAATGAACACTTGAGCTTTTGCACAGTCTAGAGGGTTATTGAACGGCCCCAGAAAAACCTTAGGCATATTCAAGCCTGCAAAAGTGTACGCTTTTGCAATAGCAAGTATAGCCTTGTCCATGTCGACAGGCTCAGTACTCAATCCTGTCTGGGTCCATTTTTTACCATAGTCAATTAGTAGGTTGATCTCATCTTGGTTCAGTTCAGTAATCATGATGTTCTAAAATATATTCAACTATTGTCTGTTTAACTGCAAGAGGCTTTTTTAAATATAGCACCTCATTTAATTTAAGAACCATTGTGCCTCCAATGATTGACCTGCACTCTTCGTACATCTCTTTACGATGGTCCTCAAATGCTTTTTTAACTGACACGATTGGCTTTGTTTTCAATTCCGTATGGTATTAAATTCCTAGGTGCGTGAATTTTAAATCCGCTAGGCTTATGGGTAAGTCCAACGTACTTACTGTTCAATGCGGAGTCTACCTCAAATTGCTTTGGGTAGTTGTTCAGTAGGTCTGCAAGTATGGTGTTTTTAGTTCCATAGTCCCGTTTGTCGGACATCTGCTTTGCCTCTATCAGCTTTTTAAGTTGCATCGACTTTGCGATCTTGCTTAGACCTAGCATATTATTTAAGGTTAAAAGCCTTTTTTAAAGCAGAGGTATATTTGAACACCTGCCTAGTTTGCTTTTGAACTTCCTTAACAATCTGTGGTGAGATTAAAGGAAGCTGGGTTTTGTCTGGTATAATTTTAACTCTATGTATCTTCATACTAAAAGATTGGTTATCAATATATTATACCATTAAATAATATTAGAAAATATATCGTGCTCTTCCATCATTAGAACGTGGTCAATGCAGCGCGCTTCCAGATGTTTGCAGCTGTGCAGACGTACAGCCAGTTGTTGGTGTTATCCACGGCAACTTGCCCCACAAGGCCAGTGGAAGTTGAAGTAGCCGGGATGGCAACGTGCGTTGTGTTGGTTGTGCGAACTCCTGCTGCGGTCGTCAGATACATCTGGTCGCCAAACCACTCAACAGCATGCGCCTGCGGGGTGGTCATCAATCCGCTACCCAAAGAAAAAGAAAATGGGTTTCTATTTGCCGTAGCTTGGTTTGAGCGAAAGATTTGCGGACCGGTAAACGTGTTACTGCTAATAAGCGCGGGTTTTTCGCGGTAATTGATTTGAACCGCAGTAATTAACGTAGTTCCAACTGTAATTTCAGTTGTTCCCAAAGGCCCAAAAAATGCCATCACAAAACCGCCTTGGGTAGAGCCAAACCGAGTCATGTACATCGTATTTTTTACAACGCCAGTGTACCAAGATGGGCGAGTGAAAACAGCTTGCACACCTACAGCGCCCACAGTTGTGACTTCCCAGAATCCATTTTGCGTTGTTGTGGTTTGCAGTGCAAACGCAATAATGTCGCCCAGTACTGGAGTGTAACCGTCTGCCGCAAACACCCCTGTAGCCGTCACAGTAAACGTGTTTGGAGACACGTTAGTGTTCATTGTACCGACAACGTTCGCAGTGGTCTGCGCCTCGACCATCCGCATCCCAATACTCAGATTCGAGATCGCAGCTTGGGCACCTGTTGCTGCAGTTCCTCCGTTTGTTAAACCTATAACATCAGCAGTACCAAATGCTCCAATGGCTGCGGGAGTAAGTCCAGCTATTTTACTTAAACTAATAGCAGCATTTGTAGCAATATCTGCATTAACAACAAGTGAAGCTGGGGTTTTAAAGAGGCCGTTTTCTACTTTTACAACACCTGTGCCGCTTACGCTGGGCCCGACTGAGCCTGTTGCCCCCGTTTCACCTGTAACTGCAATTCCGAACGAAATAACATCATCATCAGACAGAGTGTTAAACTGCGTAACTAGGGACACGTGAAAAATGACATGACCATCGAACTCATCTTCAACCTGCGAAAAACTATAGGTTGCAAAGTTGTTAGGCTGGGTCTGTGATGTTAAAGTTAAATGTCCCCTCTCAAGAGACAAGAAAAGAAGACCAACGTTGCTCAAATCAATCGACTGCTTGCTAACCAACAAATGCGTTGCGTCGAACGGACCGGTGCCGCCAGCAAAACGAATTTCTCCCTGCGAGGGCTGAGTTTCTAAACTTTGTGTACCAGACAAATCAAGTCGATAAAGGAAAGTCAGCGCCGCGTCAAGTCCACTGACGCCGCCAGAAGAGTTTGTAGGATTAAATATTCTCATAATTACGCCTCAAATGCTGTAAACTTTTTACCAGTAGTAGCACAGATAACCTTGATCTCTTCCACAGGAACAAAAGAGTCGCACGTAAGAGTGCCTCCGTTTTTAGCAAGTAGTAAACCTAAGCCTACTTCAGGAGTATAACCTACACCTACATACATATCAGTGTCAGATATGTTTTGGAGCATGAAATATCTTCTATTGTCGTTAGCTGCACTCACAACTTGAGCTGTGCCTCCAGCTGTGATCGTACCACTCTGGTTGTCTACTGGCCCTGCACCTATTTTAATAGGATCAATTGCTCCTGTATGTGTAATACCGCAAGCAAGGTAAGCTTCTGTATCTGGTGCAAGGTCATCAACGTCTACAATGCGCTCGACCCAGTTTTCCCCTTCAGCAGAATAATACTTACCCTCATCTGAGGCAAAATAATACGAGTTGGGAACGCTTAATGGGTTAGGTCTGTCAGCTAAAAGACCAGAGTGGGTAATTTTTCTAGGCATAGTCGTATACGGTTATTTTCTCTGATTATATCAGAAACAGATAAAGCTGTCTCTTAGTTATTTTTTCTTCTCAAACCATTTACCTGGAGGAGGTATAGTATAACCCTGCAGCTCTAGGCTCTCGTTAATTGCTCTATTCACCCCAGGCCAGCCGCCATCTACGTCATGCCCTGAAAAAATGCCTCCAGTCTTTATTTTAGGATACCAGGCAACAATATCCTTTTTAACGTCCCCATAGTGATGACTAGCATCTAAAAACAAAAAATCAATAGACTCGTTTTCAAACGTTTCTGCTGCAGCCAAAGAGTCTAATCTCAATGGTGTGATTAAATCCCCCAAAGGTGAGATGTTTTTTAAGAAAGTGGTGTAGAGTTCATCTCGTTTCACTATATCATGATTCTGATGTTCAGAACTCCCTAGCCAAGTATCCACAGCATATACTTTAGGCCGCTTGTTGTTATTAACTAACTCTACGCCAAGATAGCAAATAGACCTACCCACCCAAGATCCAACCTCGACAATAATTGAATCGTTGCTGCATTCTCTAGCAAACCGATCGTACAGTTGGCTATAATTAAACCAATCTTCTCCTAGCGTGTTATAGTAATGTTGCATAATTAAAAAAGGTCTACGTGGCTATAGCAAGACCATCTGGCAGTGACGCCAATATTGCCTACTATACTGATGTGAGGTGTGACTGAAAGATACTTATGAAAAACTTGCTCAGCAGGAGCTGGGTCGTTGCTTGCTATTAAATAGCCGCAAATTTCTTTAAGCTTTGAGATGCTGTCTTTGTTGAACTTGTACAGGAAGGTGTGTATCGAAGGACCGGAGTAGTGGTTTGTTTTTTTAACTGTTATGCTTTTGTTATCCCATAGAGAATAGTCAAAGTCGTTATTTAAAAGATAGCGTCCTGTAAGCTTGAATACGTTCTGATACTCCCATTTTTCTATAATATCTAGCATAGCTAGAAGCATCCTCGCCTCAGCTACACCCTTGTTAGGGTTTTTCCTAATTTCTTCGTTAGGGTACAAGTTTAAAAACACATCTGCTTTTGTACTTAGATCATACAGCATCTTAGAAACAGGACTGCATTCTACTATAGCTATGTCAGTGTCAGGTATATATTTTTTAACTGACTCTAGCGTCTCGAGAGTCTGGACGTACCTCTCGCCTTTAGAGTATACGCTTCTTTTGTCTGTGTAACTCAACGGCGCGTTGGACGGCTCTATTACAGATGTAATAATTACGCAGTTTTTCATAAATGCCTCCCGAATGTTTCTGCTGCAGCTAGATAAACACTATCGAATATAGGGTTATCCCAATCGCTAGGAAGAATGTCCGCTAGATCTTGCATGTACGCATCATAATCTCTCTCCCAACCTCTAGATGTTTTTTTAGTACATATCTTGTCCAGTGCTGATCCAAAATCTAGATAGATGTTATTTGGAAACTGTTTACTTAAATCTGCAATTAATACTTTAGCTCCCATACCTGCGCTGGTCATAATTATATTCGGCCTACTACTAGTTATGGCTTTTACGGTATTTTCCAGTACCTTAGAGTATAGCTCAGTATCAAACCAATTGTTAAAAGGCACATGCACCATGTGGTTAATATCCAGCAAATGCTTTGCTTTAATTAACAGCGGATTGCATACGTATATTTTATTTAAACTACTTTTTTTAACAGCCTTTAATAGCTCTATCTTGTCTTGCGTATCTTTATTGCACGGAAGCACTGTATGATAATCCACCCAATTTACTTGCTTTGTGCACAGACTCTGCCAGAACGCTTGAATTTTCCCATCAGGCCATTGCCCAATGTACGCATTGCTGGAGTCATCCACCATATGCCTGATAGAGTTTATCAAGCCATGCTTGAGGGTCGGAGTATATCTATCTCCGTCACAGTTCGTGCCTGCACTCCCCGATGCGGCAAGATATTCACCATCACCGTATTTTGAAAAAGATACAGGTGTAGTGTTTTCGATACAGTCTATTAGATATTGGGTTGTATTCATTTTAATAAAATAGCTGAACCCAATCTTTTAAAGTGTGCTTCCAATCATAGGTTGCGGCCGCATAAGCCCTAGATTCTAAGCACTTTTTCCAATACCTTTCATGGTCTTTGTAATTCATAATAGCATTTATTGCGTCTGTAACAAATTGCTCGTCACTCATACCGCACACTACTCCGGCTTGCGCATTAAAATAGCCCACCTCAGTGGAAATAACTAACCTGCTAGCAGCAGCAGCCTCCATAGCGGGAAGACCTGCAGTCTCTTCGCTTGATGCCACTAACAGGGCATCTATACTTTTATAATAACCAGGCATGCTCATATGCGACATTTTTGAAGACGGGCAAACCAAGCGCAGTCCTGTTTGTTTGGCCACATCCTCTATAAGATGCGCCCGCTTACAATCTTTACCGTCTTTTAGCAAATGCTGCTTAGCTCCTGCATATCCTAACGTTTTTAATTCTTTGGCTGGGGCAGAATAAAAATAATCTGCATCTACCCCAACTTTAACTAATAAAGGTTTTCGCTTAATCCCCAGGGTTTCACACAGCACTGACAGATCTTGATTAATTACAGCAAACTTAAAAACATTTTCAAAAACTTCTGTACCATATTGCGCTACAATTCGCTGCAGGCTTTCTGAACCATGAACCACAACCACCAATCTATCAACAGGAACTCCTCTACGCATTAAATAAGGAACGCTCTCAGGTGTGGTTGAAAAATAATTATGTCCCTCAACCATGTACAAAAACTCAGCGTCTGTATATTGCTGCTCCCAACTGAGTATGTCCGCATTTATATCGTACTTAAATAATCTTTTACATAGTGCTCTATGTATAGCTCCAAAGGCCCAATTATTTTCCGTAAAAAACAATACATTAATCATACGTACAAAGCCCTGTAATTCAATCCTTGACCAGTCTTCAGTGGGCGGTTGTGGTCTTCGTACCAACCCTTACCGCCAAACACATCTTTAAAGTCATCGAAGGCTCGATCAAACTTAGGTTTAACATTTTCAAGACTAAAGTTGTCTCTAGCAAATTGAATCATCTTATCCCTGTCAATAGTATCAACAAGCCTGATAGCTCTAAGAATATCGCCCATAGTATTGCACCTAAATCCGTTTAAGCCATCTACACAATACTCAGTCATTGCGCCCATATCGCTTAGAATAGGTACACAACCGCTAAGCATCATCTCTACAGCTGTACCACCGAACGGCTCCCAATAAATACTGAGCAAGAAGCCGAACTTAGCCTTACCCATCAATTCTTTTCTTTTCTCAATATCAGCATAGCCGACAAATTCAACATGGTCATGCCATTCTTTAAGCCCTACCCCCTCAGGCCCACCTTGACCAGCAATCTTCAGTTTAATACCCATACGCTTACAAGCGTCAATGGCGATATCTAGCCCCTTGTTGCCCCCAATACGCCCAATATACAAAGCGTAGTCTTCACGCTCCATAGTGGTGCCAAAATTTCTGAGATCGAAATAATTTGGAACAACGCGCCAATACCATTCAGGATAGCATCTGGCTACTCCATTAGTACCTACAAATGCTGCTCTCAACGGATGCGATTCATAGCACCTAAACTTTGCGAAAGCTCCTCCAGAACCAATACCAGGCTCAACAACAATTAGATCACCATCTACATTAGCGTCATTACATGCCTGGGCTGTACCTCCCCAGAAGGCTAGTACAAGATCCCCTTTTTGCTTACGCTCAATAATAGCTTTTGCCGACCATGAATTAAAAACTGTATGCGCTAGATCTCCTGAATCGTGTTTGAACTGGTTTTTACGCCAATCATAATTACCGTAAGTTTGCTGGAGAATATCGTTATTTGTTACATTAACATGCTCATGTGCAGATGTTAATGAATCAGGATGACCGTAATGAATTGTTTTATAGTTAGGGTCGTCCTTGTACATCTCCAAGAACTTAAGTACTTTCTGCGTGAAAGCACAGGCTGAATAATCTGGGTGAGTTACGGTGTGCGGAACACCTAAACAATGTAAGTTAGTAGGCATAGTTCTATGACTATACCTAGCAGCTAAAACAGATCAACTGTTTATTACACTAAATATTTGATCTGCAATTTTTCCAGTGAATCGCACACCCAACTAACACTATCTTGTCTTGTCCAGAGATTTGTTTTGTTTCTGATTCCTCTAACAAAAACATCAGAAAGCTCGCTGCCGTACATGGGTTCAGGACTACCGTACATCCCGTTATCTAGGCCTAGCTTCCTTGCGTTAGGTAAACCCTCCAGCACACGCATCCAGCATTTACGGAAAGAATCAGGACTCACAAGCCAGAAGCTCAATAGATCCATATCCAATAGTCTATCTGCAGGCTTAACAACTAGAGATCCGTAGAAGTTATGATTATTCTTGGATATGCTGCAGTATTGCGTAATACTCACAGCTCTTCCAGACTGCTCTAAAAGATAGGCAAGAATGGCAGTAATTGCTCCACGCTCAATAATACTTGTTTTAGAAAAATTATATGGAGTAGTAACATTGTAGCCTATGTTGATAATTCTACGCTCTTCGTCAGGATCAGTAGATACATATGAACCTTTGTTCTGAGCATCCTGAGGCTCTAGCCAGCATTCAGGAATACCTGCACAAACAAGACCAATATCAAAGAATAGCCCGCTTAGATTTGGATTAAACTCTTTCCAGAACTTCTCAGGCTCGATATACAACGACAAACTCTGCAATAGGTCATGTATAGCTACCGCTCCGTCAACCCAGCCTGTTCTGGCAGAACTAAGCACATCCATCATGCTGGCATGATCTACAAAATCTACAAAATCTTCTGTAGATTCGAATTTGATAGTTGTGTCCATGCTATTAAGCCTGGCGAATTTTAGCCACAGTTTCAGCAGAAAGACTCTT